CGACCATTCTACGGTAGCCCCGTAAAAGGAAAGGCGGTTGAAATGGACGTTAAAAGCATAATTAAACTCATACCAGGGTTTAAACCTACGCCTAAATCAGGCACAGTCAGCACAATACAAAAATCTGCATCGGCATTTGTTAAAAGAAGAAAACAAACTGGTGCTAAGTCAGTAATGCCTATTAAGAAAGCCATGGGTGGTCAAGCGTCTGAATCGGTTGCAAGAAGCAAGATTCTTAAAGAGCAGAGAGATAGAAGAAGAAAAAGTTTACTTGATTCAATTAATAGAACGCCAGGTGGCGCAGGTAAACCTAAGATTGTACCAAAGAAAAAGCCAAAGAAGGATAAATAATGCCAAAAACACAGACAAAAAGAGTAGGTAGCGATAAATTATTAGCAAGAACTATGAAACCTGCAGGAAGAATCACTCAAGATGATAGAAGAAGAGCATCTAAAGTATTAAAAGGATTAGGTTTAACG